TTTTATGCTATAGAAGAATTAGTTATGAGCGCAGCCTTTACCCAGTGAACTAATTTAAACCTAGTCTACCACAGCTTTAGATAAAAGTCAAGCTTTTTTTGCAATTGATTGCAATTATTTTTTATCACGCCATGTAACGTAAGAAAGATGGAATTCCATGTCAATATAATCCTGCCCTTCTTCACTATATAAATGCATTCTAATCATCATACTTTTAGTGAACATATACTCACCTAAGGAGATGTTATACCTTAAGCCCACATTATCTTCTGGGAAAACTGGGTTTCCTTCAAATTGCATTTTACGTAAAGTGAGATTACCTGAATGCTCCGACTTTTCTTCAAAATATTTTATAAGATCTTTAGATATTTTTTTACGACCGGGAGTAAGGGCAAACATAGATACCATTTCATTGCGTTTCCACTCTTTTCTTATGGCGCGCATCTCACTATCAATATCAAAGTATTCACATGTTCCATTGACATCAAATCCCTGAGTGGATCCTGTACCATAAATATAAAAATCCATTCTCTCCATTTTAATTTCTCTTTCCCTTATTAAATTATTGCTTCAATTTTTTAATAGCTAATTCCATACTACTCAAAGCAATTCTAATAGAAGTTATTTCATTAGCCATATCATCCAGAGTCATCTTCTGTTGCTGGGACAATCCACCAGGAGGGGTCTGAAATGCCTGTGGCTGTGTCTGAGCAATTGATGCCTGTACAGGAGCAGTATTTACTACTTGGGGCTGAGGTTGCGCCTGAGGGGGCTTCTGTGCCATCTGCTGTTGTAGGTTGTTTATTTGAGCAATCAACTGATTGCGCGCTGTAGGTCAAGTAGTTTTTGATAGTTGATCCTGAAGAGCACTCAACATATTCTGATTCATCTCCGCCTGCATTGACTGCTGACTACTATTCATACTAAAAAAATTAAAGAGTCCCATAAATCCTCCTTGGGATTATTATTAACAAAAAAGGCTGATGGAGAACCCAGCAGCCTTTTCGAGGAAAGGAGAAAAAAAAATGAACCTTCTAGGGAAGGTAAATACAGTATACTTCCCTCTATAAGCTATGTCAAGTAAAAAGATCAAAAGGTTGCATTTTTTTCTTGAAGTAACACTTGATAATTAGGTGCAATTAATTACCAGTCTCCTCCCCCGAATAGCAGCGAGAGCACATCGAAAGGAAAAACGCACACTCGCTGCACAGCAGAAACGCATATAGGAAGTTGACGTTGAGGAGTACTAACCCATGGGTATTGCTGCTGACAGTAGCTGTAAGAACAAGGGTCATACACAGGCTGTGAATAATTCTGATAGTAATAAACCTGCTGAGGTCTATACGTTTTTCTTATTTGTTTTCTAGGCGCGAAATCTCGCTGCTGAGGAAGCCTGTTAACTGATACCTTCTTCTCAGGTTCCTGCGCGCGTCTAATCTTACTTTGATACGCGGAATTATTAGGAAATTTAAAAGCGGGAAAATTCAAAGTTTCACCTTGAGGTTTCACCTGCGCGTATGAAACGGTAAACATCAATAAGGACACTACTAACACTAAAATCTTTCTCATTCTCTATTCTCCTTCATTAAAGTTTCTCTTAATCCATCTGCCTTAGCTGCTATAATCGTAGGGGTATTATTGTAAAACACAAGCATGTCCAATATTTCTAGCATAGCTTGCTTCATTCCTTGTACTTCAAGAAAATCAGTAAGCAGTACAGAATTAAAATCCAGGGCACTCTCTAGAATCTCCTGTAATCCCTCCCCGCAAGATTTAAGATTACTCAAGGAATCTGTAACGCTTCCATATTTAATAAGCATCTGTGCTACATCTTCTAAAGTTTTCTTATCAACTACAATCTTCACTCCCAATTCCTTCTGATTGACTAAAGGCTGGTGTTGAGTTTCCTGGAATAGCACTTTCTCGTTCTCTAAGTAGAATCCATATAGCTTGTTCTAAATATGAAATATCTTCAAGATAATTATATTTAAAGAGCGCCTCTACCGCAGTCCCTACTCTGTAATTAAGAAACCAATCCTCTATTACTTCTATAGGTTGAAATTCTACCTCATCATAGAAAACAGGACCGTTCAATTCATGGCGCGAAAAATTTCGCCCTTCTCCTTCACCAATATTCCCGTTAGTGAACTCATTCTGCATGTCATCTTCTTTAGGATCATAATCATCAGGCTGTTTATCAATCCAAGCTAATATACTTCTATGAAGAGAGTGCTCTGTAGTATAATAAAGAAAACGATGAACTCCGTCCTCTTCATGACAAAGCACATGATAATTAATAACCAGCTGAGGAGACCCTCCCTCTTCTTTTGGCCCTATACCAGTAATACCAGATATAATGAGAGTATCTTCCTGAAATAATTCTTTATTAATCCAGTAAGTAAGAAGCCTATCCTCTAATACAGCTCTAAGCTGTTTAGAATTATTCTTTATAAGATCATCATCTACATCCGTAATTGGAATTTTTTCCATACAGTTCCCTTCTAAAAAGAGTGCTGTTCTATTATTTGAAGAGGCGGAACAGCTACACCTCTCGGCCCCGAGGGGGGTTTGGGGGCCAGCTGCTTTGTGAGCAGCATGGTTTTAATATACCACAAAAAAATAAGCTTGTCAAGTAAATAATTCGAAAAATAAAAAAAAAGGCTCTCACCTTTTATAAAAAAGTGAAAGCCCGTGGACGAGGATAGTCTAAACTATTGAAATGTTATGATCTTATCCAACCTGGAAGATATTTCATTGACTTATAGTTCTCAAAGCTCTCGCCCGTCCGCATCACACCGAGCTCGAACTCCAAGTAGTATATAGCCCTAGTAGGCTGAATCAACGCACGACACCTATACAAGCCGCGATCAATGTCTAGTCCGCTGTTGAGAACAGCATTCTTTAATTCTCCGCCATCGAAGAAAGCATCGCGATCTGTCTGTAGGCAGTAGTCATAGATGGCATATTTGTTTTTCCAGCTATCAAATGCAGGTTGTAGTACCCTATGAATTTCCCTCCACGTAACTGGATGGTTAGGTTCAAATAGGAACGTTCTTAATATAGGCATAAGAGTTCTATTTACTACAGTGATAAACCTCATAACGTTTAGTTCACGAGTAGCAGAAGGAGCTCTTTGTGACGTCCTTTGTTCCCAGAACATTGCGCCTTCTATTCCAGGCATCTTTGATATCATCAAATAGTTAATGCCATATTCAGCAAAAAGATCTGCATAACCAGTAGATCTGTAGTCCTGAATATTAAAGTCAATGCCTTCAACTAGCTGAACAGCGCCTCTTCTCGGGCCTACTGGAGCATAATGTGATCCATAATCATTGTCTGTACGACAAAGACAAGCAGCCAAATGTCCTAGATTAGGGATATATCTTTTAGCAGAATCTCTATCATCGAAAACCAATGGTCTACCGAACCACATAGAAAATCTGTGACTATTGAATGCCGGGTGCGTATAATTACCAGTTCCCATTCTCCATGCAACTGTATCCTCAGGATCATTACCTGGAGGCGTTGCACCATAACTCATCATATCACCACGATTCTCACAATAGGTAATCATAGCATTATACACTGTGGCTGATATTGTTCCAGGAACCATAAGGTCCATTGACATATACGTCATATCTGCAGCGTAAATACCAGTCTGCGCGGCTGCGTCTCCTATCCAGTCTGCATCATCGAATCCATCATTAGCTAGATAAGTGTCAGCAGTAAGCCCAAGAACTGTATAACAGTCTTTATCAACAGCAAGAAGATGCAAATTATCTGCTACATCATTAGCCTCAATTCTAAGTCTATTGTTGTATGCTGTTGCAGTTGCTCCTGTAAGAGCATCATTAAGTTGGATAACTACTTCTGCAAGAGTTTTAGCAGACCCTGAAAGAGTTATATCCATAGCTACGTCTGATCCAACCTGAAGTGACATCTTATCATCAGTGCCAGTAACGAAGGTAAAAGGCCCTAGTTCACTCCCTACAAAATAACCGCCCTGCTGGTCTATACCATTCGATCCGCCATGTAGATAACTGCCTGTGCTATTTGTAGCTGGCATATTAAGAGGATCGGCAGTAGGTGAATGTAGATCCACTACCTCTACTAGAAAGGATTGATCTGCAAGAAAATTCACTACATAGCGTTCACTATCAGAATCCATAGACATATCGGCATAGTATTCTTCCATATCGCCTTGTCTATCATTTATAATTCTAAGGTTAAAATATAGATCTTCGTGCAAGAGAGAATTTGTAACTATAACTTTAAGATCGTCTCCCCAATCACCCTCATTAAGAGCGATAATTTTAAGAGTAGGCTGAACTGATCCTTCTTCAGTACCAGCTACTTCGTCGGTATCGAAACCAAGAACAGTTAGTCCTGTACTAGTTACAAACTGGAGAGTGGCTTCTGCTCCAGAAGACAGTGTCTCTATTCTTACTTTGTTGTCATTTGCGTATACTACTACGTCCTCAAAGGCTTGCATTCTTTGAACCACTTGGCCCGTAGTAAGAGTAAATTCCCCTTCTTCTCCAGCAATAGGAAGAAGCGTTAGAGATTGCTGAGACCCACCATCTACTGTAAGAATTACATTATCTGTTCCTGTTTCTGCCGTAGCAGTGGTAGTAGTAAGAGGAAGGCCCAAAAGCTCATAAGCCGAATGCGTAATAGTAATTACACCTAAGGAATGAGTAATAGTGTTAGCAAAAACTTTAAGTACGTATAGACCACTACCTTCATCATATACAGCCATAGCTGTCATACCAGTTGTATGTGCATTAATATAATCTGCAACTGCCTGCGTAGTAAGAGTACCAGTAAGGGTTAACTCCTGCGCTGTACCACCATTAACTGTAAAAGAAAGTTTATCAGAAACACCTGTTTCAAAAGTAAAAGGTCCTACTTCTGTTCCCAGGAATCTGCCTGATAATTTCTGAGTAAATCCAAAAGGACCCACTTCACTTTCTATAACAGCTACGTTAGCAGTGTCTCCCCTATCATAAAGAGTCAATTCAGATTTTGTTGCAGTTATTGTAGTAGGATCTGCAGGATCCATATAATGAGCAGTTCTAATAAGATTAAGTCTAGCGCCTTGTCTCAGCGCCATTTCAACTACCAGTGGATCAGTCGTCCACGATACTTTCTTTCCATATCGTCTTCTGTATTCCTCCATGGTAGAGATGATACGGGCTTTTCCCATCTCTCCACGCTCTGCCTTGATGACCATGGTTACATACCCGCGAACCACTTCATCTACAAATAGGCTAAGATCGTTTATTCTCCATATTACTCTGGCTGCGCCAAGCGTCATATTACTAACCTCCAATACTAATTATAAGTCGGGCTACATACTTAAAAGATATCAATTAATATGTTTAGTATTAAGTATGTAGGTAATTACTTTAATATATTTTTACACATCTACTACACTTACCATTTTTCTAGCTAACATACCATTCTTCTTAGTAACACTATCAGGAAGATCTGAAAAATCTACAACTTTAGACATATGCGTTGTTTTACCTTGTCTAAACTGAGTCATACTCAGAGAAGTACCACTATGTAGCTGTATCTCTAAATCAGCGTTTGTATTATTCACTACTTTTACGAGTCTTTCGGCCATTTATTTTTGCCTCCAAATTTTTATATTGCTATTTGCAATCAATTGCAAATTTTATTCAGCTGGACGTTCCCACAAGCCCATTTGAGTGGGAGTATTATCAATTTCTTTATCAAATAGTAGCTCAGACATGGGCGCTACTGTGTACGATTCTAGCTTCTCTATATGAACACCATAGACATCAAAAAGATATGATACTTTAAATAATGGTCTATGGAGTACATCCTTATTTATGGGCGTTGTAAAATCAAAGAGCAAATACTGTCCTGATATATTAGGCTCAAAACCAAAAGGAAAAGCCTGATCCATCATCACAATAAGCGTATCTGCATGCTCTTTTATAACCGCTTCTGTATCTATTATATACCTTAATATGTAAACCCCTGGATATTGTTTAACATCATACCCAGTCGGTACCACTCTAACATTACCATTAGCTAATTGTATAGTTTTCTTTGTAGTCTTTGGTACTAAAGTTTCTATGCCATATCTACGTCTTACTTTATCCTCTTCAAAACCTACCCTTGATACACTAGCAAACGGGTACTCATTATTATCTCTTTCTCTTGCTGGTTCATAAGGAAGTACTGGTAAAGTAACCCCATCAATAGCTATAAGCCTTAATCTATTTACTATAAACTCATCTACGTCTGGAATTATATTATTAGACACTTAAATCTTTTTTTCCTTTACATCTACCTTAAGTGAGGCACCTATCCACTGGGTTGATTCTGCTTTTTCTGGATCTATTGCACGAAGAGCAGATTTTATATCTGTATCATTTAAGGTACACTTCATAGCTGCTCCTATATAAACTTTAAGATAATCTTTTTTTTTCTTTAAAAAACTTCCTATTTTAGCTTTAAAATCCTCAGGTATACCTTCTTTACTAATACCGGGCTTAAATCTTAATCTCATTCCACCCATAGATCTATTTGCAAAACTAGATATTACTGGTATTCCTGTTTCTGCCTGAAAATCTTTTGATAACCTTTCTCCATAGACGTCCATAGCTTCTAGCATATTTCTATGAAACAATAGTCCTAATTTTCCTGAAAAAAAGGAAGCCATTTTTATTTAGAAAGTGCCCAAGAGTCAAAAGAAAACTCTCCAGTTCCGCCCGGTACTGGGGATATTTGTGATTCTAGTTCTTCCGCTCTTCTTACATAAAATACTGAAAAAATCTGATCAGCGTCCGCAAATGGAGTAGTATCTACATCACAAAACGGTTCATTAACAGAGAAATCATACCTCTTATTTGCTATCAAAAAATACCAAGAAGAATCTAAAGCCTCTAAACCCGAAGCCAATATATCTCTTGTAAGTAAGATAACTCTCTTTGAGTTTTGATTTAAGATACCGGCATCGTTATCTATTTCTAAATGCTCTCTTCTTGCTCTAACTATTTCATCATGAACTATAGCTTTGTAATTTATAACCGTAGTGTCTGTAATGCACGATATAGTCTTATTAGCTACAGCATCAAATGTAGACTCAAGTATATATTTAGCTTGAAGTCCCATTAAATTACTCATGGAGTAAAATCCCCACCATCAAGATCTATCTCAAGATCAAGCTCGGATAAATCAATTTCTTCAACAGGGGGAAGCAATAACTCTTGATAGTCTTCTGGTGCTATGAGCGCCCCTACACGTCCAATTTGAGTTAGATACGGTTTAAGTCTCATATATACTGGAAGCATAAAAACACCAGATACTGATTCTAAAAGTGTTCTACTTGTAATATTTACATCTACACTAGTAGACGCTGAAGACTTAACAGTCATTATACCAGCTACCTGTACACTGTCTACTACAGTATTTTGCATACCAATAGGTATATAAAAGCTATCAGATATATCTGTTTGTTTATCTAGGTTAGGCTGAACAACTAAACATGCTATCAAAGCCTGCGCTTCTTTTACTTCTGGTGGTATTATATTATAATCTACAACACTAGTTCTAGGGAAGTCTAGAGTTTGCTGTTGATAAATACGTCTACCAGAAAGAGGAAGCATGCCCATTAACATAGCAGCCACTTTTAACATATATTCTTTTTTATAAGAAACTATATCAGGGTAGTAACCAGACACAAAACCAAAGGTTGAGTTTAACGACTTCTGTACATCTTTAATGTATAAAGTACACGATGGAGTAACTACGCTTAACTTTATCTTATTATCTATTGTAGGAGTAGCAGTAAAACCTTCTGTTTGTGCGTTTATTATTACACAAACCTGAGTAGCCGTTAAAGTAACTGACTCATCTTCACTCTCCCCGCCGCCAACAAAAGTTACTAACTGATCGTCTTCATCTCCCTCAACTATTGAGAAAAGTAAGCTATCATTTACACCTGGGATTATAATGAAAGGGCCTGCTACAGTTCCGGTTGTTCTACACGCGGAATCAGCCGTAAGAGCCAACCAAGCGTCTGTCCTCATACCTAAATTTGAAAGAATTTCTTCCGCCTCTTCTAGAGTAATATAACTATTAGACGAATATGCTCCTACTGTAGTTATAAGCATTATATTAATTTATCCTGTTTTTTATTATTAATAGGCGGCTTAATTGTAGTAGTTTTTACTGGAGTTATCTTTTTCTCTATTTCTGTCTCTTCTACTGCTTTTTGTAATGCATCTTCAACTTTCTCTTCTACAATTTTCTCTTGAATATTTTTTTCAATTCTAAATATTGATTTACCTGAAGAAAATTTCTGCTTAACTAAGAATTTTGCTATACTTTCATCCACGGTTTTTACTGCGCCGCCTATAAAAGTTATATCTGCTTTATCAAAAATATAATTATAAGTCGATCCAGGTCTACCCTGACATGTGACTTTATATTCGCTCATAGATCATTACTCCAAAAATTAAATATAAGGAAAAAAGGGCCGCCGATTGGCGGCCCTTGTTGTTTAGTAAGTTGTGGTACCCGTCGCTGTCAAGCCAGTGGCCTTAACGACTGCGTCGGTTTCCTCTATAGCGAACGCGAGACGCATCGTCAAGACGATGACATGTGCACGTTCCCTAACCAACCTATCGGTTTCGATCTGAATTTTACGCTGAATTCCAAGAATCAAATTCTGAGGAAGCGTAAAAATATAATTAGCGTCAGGCATCATGGCACACGGAACTACTGGCACCCCAAAAGCCTTCAACATAGAAGCATAATCATTAGTGATTCTAACATCACCCATCGCAGTCTCTCTAAAAGACATCTGAGCCGCAAATTCTGACTCTAGGTAATGAGACACATAAAACTTCATCTGTCCTCTATTTCTGAGGTACTTTGTAGGCATAGCCTGAAGGCCGCGCTTAAAGATATCAACATCAATATCAGACGGCGGGCTGGTATAATTTACTAAATGATCATTAGCAGTTACCAATAGACCATTCATAAGCCCAATGTAAGGGTCAGTCGCTGAGGTAAAGCCCAATATAATAAGCTCTTCCAGATCAATAGAGGCTCTCTCAGTGATCATCGACATGATCGTCGATTCCAACGTCCCGCGCTCAATGTTGTCTTCCAACACATCATAAGGCAACCAGACTTCTGCTATGATTTCTTTAGTCAGAAGCTCTACCTTATCAGTAGAAGCAGCCGCTCTGGTCTGATAACCAGTTCCACTAAGAGCCGTCCCAGATGCAGGAGCCGCCCTAAGAATTCTACTAGAAAAACCAATTTTATTGATTTCCATTGTAGGTGCATTCATAGGAACAACACGCATTTCATTAAGGATGGTAGGTTGATCCACCAGCATACGAATAAAAGTATTTGCCTGCATCGGGTTCAAATAACCACCATTGTCAATAAGGTTCTGTACGGCTATATCAGCCTTTTCTACTATAGTTTTTGGACTAAGTTTTCCCATCTAAATAAATCCTCCTAAATTTTTTTTATAATTACCTTCGAAGATTTCCAAAAATCCCAGAAAAAGGACTTTCGCTCTTAACAGTAAGCTCTTCTTTAATCACGGGCTCCTGAACTGAGGGTTCCGGTACATCCGCATCAATCTTTTCTACAAGTTGCTCGAGTTTCTCTAGTTTAACCTTCATGGTATCAAGAGTTTCCTCAAACTTAGCAAAAGGAACCGCCGGGACTTCTTCCGCCTTAGCAACTTCTACCTGAACTTCTTCAACTTTTTCCACGACTTCTGGCTCTTCTTTCTTAATCATAGAATCCGTCTTCGCAGACAAATCTTCAATTTTCTGGGTAAGAACCGCAAGCATCTCCAAAAGTTTTTCTTCGCTCTTATTTACAGTCTCAGCCACAACCGGCTCAACTACTGGAGCAGGCACAGAAGCCTCCACCTTTTCAACGATAACCTCTGTTACCTTTTCATCCTTTACATCCATATTAACCTCACTTTTTTGTTCTTGTTTTGCAAATATAATATTATCTGCGCTTATA